AATGGACGCTGATGGGACTATAGGTATGGCAGGGTTGTTTATACCTGAACAGCACTCTATGCCACCTTACATTGATAAATACGGTAACTCATTAGTAGAGGATGCTGTTAAAGCAATTATAGAAGAAAGGTCAAGATGGAAGAATGAATTAAATGGAGAACAATTTCAGTTAAGAATTTCTCAAAAACCAATGAATATTGCTGAAGCTTTTGCATATAGAAAAGCATCAATATTTCCTCAAGGTGTTTTAACCAGACAGCAAAAAAGAATTGAAGAAAAAGAATACCCTTATGAGTTAATAGAATTAGACAGGGATGAGACAGGTATATTTGCTAAACGAACTAATAAACTTCCAATTAGTAAATTTCCTGTAGATAAAAAACAAATAGATAAAACAGGTACTATTGTAGTTTGGGAAAGACCAATAAAAAGTCCAGAATTTGGAGCATACTACGCTTCTATTGATCCAGTGTCAGAAGGAAAGACAACTACGTCAGATTCATTATGTAGTATTTTTGTATACAAGAATGCAATGGAAGTAATCAGAACTAATGAGTCAGGTGACGTAGAACAGTTTATAGAAAAAGATAAAGTTGTTGCAGCTTGGTGTGGTAGATTTGATGACATCAATAAGACACATGAAAGATTAGAATTAATTATAGAATGGTTTAATGCCTGGACATTAGTTGAAAATAATATATCATTATTTATACAACACATGATTGCCAGAAAAAAGCAACGTTATTTAGTACCTAAACAACAGATACTATTCTTAAAAGATTTAGGTTCTAACAAAACAGTGTATCAAGAATACGGATGGAAGAATACAGGTACATTATTTAAAAGTCATTTAATTTCTTATGCTATAGAATTTTTAAGAGAAGTAATTGATGAAGAAACAGATATAAATGGTGTGGTAACAAATCAAACATTAGGAGTAGAAAGAGTACCTGATCCTATGTTAATAAAAGAAATGTTAGCCTATTATCCTGGATTAAACGTGGATAGATTAGTTGCTTTTGGTGCATTAATTGCATTTGTTAAAATACAACAATCTAACAGAGGATATACTAAAAGACGCGAATCAGAGGGTAAATCTTTGGTAAATTCAGAAAATTTGTATAAATTAAAGTATAGTCCGTTTAAAAATATTGGGCGTAGTTCTTCATCTAGAACTGGCAGAACTAATAGATCAGGATTTAAAAATATTAAATAGATTCAACTAAATAAAATACGTAATGAAAGTATTAAATGCAATGCAGTTAAAAAATGGTGCCAAGGCTGAAGGAGGCCCTACGTATTCAAGCTTAACACAACCAGTACAGTTTTTACCTTCTTCAGAAAAAACTGATGATTGGGCAGCATGGAATTTAGATTGGTTAGAATTACAAGGTGTAGAATTTTTAAGATCAAATTCAAGAAGACTTTTAAAAAATTATAAGTTAGCAAAAGGTATTATTGATAAGTCTGATTATATAATTGAAGAAGACAATGATTATAAAGATATGATGGATGTTTTAACAAAAGAAAATGATTCTGCGTTAGAACTTAAATTTTATCCTATTGTTCCAAATGTAATCAATGTACTAAGCGGTGAGTTTAGTAAACGTTACAACAAGGTGCAGTTTAGAGCTGTTGATGACAAATCATATAATGAAATGTTAGCTCAGAAAAAACAAGAGATAGAAGATACTTTGTTAGCTGATGCAGAAATGCAATTAGTTCAAAAAATGATTGAAGCTGGAATGGATCCAGCATCTGAAGAAGCACAACAACAACTATCTCCAGATAACTTAAAAACACTTCCTGAAATAGAAGATTACTTTAGTAAGTCTTATAGAAGTAGTATAGAAGAATGGGCAACTCACCAATTAAATGTGGATGAGGAAAGATTTAAAATGCATGAGCTAGAAGAAAGAGGATTTCGTGATATGCTTATTGCAGATAGAGAGTTTTGGCATTTCCGTATGCTAGAGGATGATTATGACGTAGAGTTATGGAATCCTGTATTAACGTTTTATCAAAAATCTCCAGATCAAAGATATATAGCTGATTCTAATTATGTAGGTAAGGTTGATTTAATGACTGTATCTGATGTAGTAGATAAGTTTGGTTATTTAATGGATGAAAGACAATTATCATCTTTACAAAGAATATATCCTGCACGTTCTGCACAGTATCAGGTTAATGGTTATCAAAATGATGGATCATATTATGATGCAACTAGATCTCATGAATGGAATACAAATATGCCAGGTTTAGCATATAGACAATACGCAAGTAACTATGGTGCTGACCCAGCTGGTGGAGGAGATATACTTACTCAAATACTTTCACAAAGTGAAGACCTTGAACAATGGGGAGATGGAAACTTAATGAGAGTATCTACTATTTATTGGAAGACTCAAAGAAAGGTTGGTCATTTAACTAAAATAGAATTTGATGGTGAGGTAACTCAAGAAATAATTGATGAATCATTTAAGATAACTGAAAAACCAGTTTATGATACTTCTATATTTAAGAACAAATCTAAAGATACATTACTACAAGGTGAGCATGTTGAATGGATATGGATAAATGAAACATGGGGTGGAGTAAAAGTTGGACCTAATGTACCAGCTATGTGGAGAACTACAATGGATGATAATGTTAATCCAATATACTTAGGTATTAAGCCAGGTAGATTACCTTTTCAATTCAAAGGAGAAAATTCTTTATATGGTTGTAAACTACCAGTAGAAGGTAGAGTTTTTTCTGATAGAAATACTAGATCAACATCTTTAGTAGATTTAATGAAGGCTTATCAAGTAGGTTACAATATGGTTAATAACCAAATTGCTGATATCTTAATAGATGAGTTAGGAACAGTAATAATGTTTGATCAAAATGCTTTACCACGTCACTCAATGGGTGAAGACTGGGGTAAAAATAATTACGCTAAAGCATTTGTAGCAATGAAAGATTTTCAAATGTTACCATTAGATACATCTATTACTAATACAGAAAATGCTACTAACTTTAATCACTATCAAACTCTAAACATGGAGCAGACTAGTAGATTAATGTCTAGAATACAATTGGCAAATTACTTTAAACAACAATGTTTTGATTCTATTGGTATTAATCCACAACGATTAGGTGGTGCTGTATCTGCAGAAACTGCAACAGGTGTTGTAAATGCTATGCAACAATCATATGCACAAACAGAAATTTATTTTGTACAACATTCAGATCATCTAATGCCTAGAGTGCATCAGATGAGAACAGACTTAGCTCAGTATTATAATAGTACAAATCCAAGTCTTAGATTATCTTACATCTCTACAGAGGCTCAGAAGGTTAATTTTACCATGAATGGTACTGATCTATTACTTAGAGATTTTAATGTATTTGCAACTACTAAGACTAACCACAGAGCAGTCTTAGATCAACTTAAACAAATGGCATTAACTAACAATACAACTGGTGCATCTATTTATGAGCTTGGTAACATTGTTAAAGCTGATTCAATATCTGAAATAACTGACATCTTAAAAGACTCAGAAGTAAGAGTTGAACAACAAAGAGCTCAAGAAATGCAACAGCAACGTCAGATGCAAGAACAACAACTTCAAGCTAAAGCTCAAGATGAACAGCAAAAACTACAAGTTGAAATTCAAGAAAATGACAAAGATAGACAGAATGATATAACTATTGCTGAAATTAGATCAGCTGGTTTTGGAGCTCAAGTAGACATAAATCAAAATCAAGTATCTGATTATCAAGATGCAATGAAAGATATTAGAGAAACTACAAGATTCCAGGAACAGACAAATCTTAAGCGAGATGAAATGGTAATGAAAGGAACTATGGAATCAGAAAGATTACAAGTTGAAAGAGAAAAAATTGCAGCAACAAGAGATGTAGCAAACAAAGATTTACAAATTGCTAGAACTAACAAAAATCAATATGATGTTAAAGCATCTAAGAAATCTAACAATAAATAATTGGCGTTAGCTATATACTGCAAAAAACTTTGCATAAATGTAAAATAATAAAAGTTTATCTATTGTAGTATAGGTAAACTTTTATTATATTGTATATATAAGTACTAAATATTAAAACCAACAATATTATGAATACAAAAGAAGCTGCTGTGAATAGCAATGTAGAAACATTAGATATTAACTTAGATGAGATCTTCAACGGAACTCCAAGTGCTGGCGATGTAACATTGCCAGAAGAAACTAAATCTAAACCTAATATCTTAAGTGGGTTAAGTAAAAAACCTGATTTTTCATTTGCTAATCCAGATGAAGATGGTGTTGATAACTTAGATCAAAAAGTTGAGTCTAAAGAAGAACCATTAGTAGAAGAAAAAGAAGCTACAGAAACTCTTGATGAGATAGTAGCTGAAACAGAAGATGTTAAAGACATTATAGACACGTTAGATGATGAATCTGATGAAGATGTAGAAAAGAAAAAGAGAGGTAGAAAATCTATTAATGGTATATCTGATGTATTCAGTAAACTTATTAAAGATGACAAGATTGTACCTTTTGATGATGAAAAATCATTAGAAGATTACAGTGCAAAGGATTGGGAAGAATTAATTGAAGCTAACTTAGAAGAGAAAGCTAATCAAGTAAGACGTGAAACACCTAAACAATTTTTTGCTAGTTTACCAGAAGAATTACAAATTGCTGCAAGATATGTAGCAGACGGTGGAACAGATATTAAAGGTTTGTTTAATACTTTAGGTAGTGTTGAAGAAACAAAACAATTGAGTCTTAAATCTGAATCAGATCAAGAAACAATTATTAAAGAATATTTAGGAGCAACAGGATATGGAAGCTCAGATGAAATAGCTGAAGAAATAGAAATCTGGAAAGACTTAGGTAAGCTTGAAAAACAAGCTGCTAAGTTTAAACCTAAGCTAGATAAGATGCAAGAAAAAATTGTTGTTAAAAAGCTTGAAGAACAAGACTTAAAAAAGAAACAACAAGAACAAGCATCTAAAAAATATATGTCAAGCGTATATGAAACACTTAAAGAAGGTAGTTTGGGAGATATCAAAGTAGATAGAAAAACACAAGCCATGTTATATAATGGTTTAGTACAACCTAGTTACCCTTCTGTAAATGGAAAGAATACAAATTTATTAGGACACCTATTAGAAAAGTATCAATTTGTAGAACCAAATTATACATTAATTTCTGAAGCATTATGGTTACTTCAAGATCCAGAAGGATATAAAGCAAAAATAATGGATAAGGGAGCTCAAAAAAGTGTTGAGCAAACTGTCAGAAAATTAAAAACTGCAGCAGCAAGTAATAGCTCTGCATCATTAGGTATACAGGAAAAAGATGATAATAAAAGAAAACCAGCAGGTAAGAAGTTACCAAGAACCAACAACATTTTTAAACGAATTTAAATAGAGAATTTAAATATAAACACAATTAATTATTAACAAAAACAAGTAAATTATGGCAACTCCAGTATTAAATAATGGGATTTTCCTAAGAGATACAAGCTACAAGGCAAGTTCTCATGTTGATTCTTATCACCTTACTCAAATGCTCGGTAACGCTGAGCCTATGGATATGGGACCAGTAGATTTATGGGCAATGACCCAGAAGGTAGAAATGCCTTTATATCAAATGGCTTCATTCGGTGGAAAGAACACAATCATGGTGGACAATGCGCGTGGTGAGTACAAATGGCAAACTCCTATTGCACAAGATCTACCTTATATCATTGCTGATATAGAAGTAGCAAATGTAACTAAAGGTCAAGATGGTACTACCTTTAAAATTAAAATTTCCAAAAGAACTTTTGGTCATGGTGATATTATCACTTATGATAAGTACAATGGATTAGAACTTTACATCACGGCTGATGATATTATCCCAGCAGGTGACGGTTTTATCTATACTGTTCAATTGGTAAACAACAACAACGCAGCTATCTTGGATAACAAGTATTTAGCTAAAGGTACAAAGTTCTTCAGAAAAGGTTCTGCAAGAGGTGAGTACGGAGAACGTTTC